GCGCGCGCTGGTGCCGGCCGCGCGCGCTGGTGCCGGCCGCGCGCGCTGGTGCCGGCCGCGCGCGCTGGTGCCGGCCGCGCGCGCTGGTGCCGGCCGCGCGCTCCCCCTTTCCTCACAGAAAAACCCTTGCGGCAAGCTGAGGTCGGGCGTAGAATGAATCCATTGCCACAATGCAATATCGGCTTGGTCGCCGATTCTCAGAAAAGCCATTTATGCAACCTGGCGGTTTCTGACCGCTCGGCCAACCCTGCAAGGGGAGGTTGCATAGATGGCTTTTTTGTGGCCAAGTGTCCCGTCTGCACTTTCAGGCGGAAATGAAAAAGCCCGGTAACGAGCCGGGCCTTTAGGAGTGAAAAATGAACGAGTTGATTGTATCTCATGGCGCACCAGTTGCTACCATGACCAGCCGCGAGATTGCGGAGCTGACGAATAAGCAGCACCAGCATGTGCTTTTTGACATCCGTAAGATGCTGGCGGAGCTTAAAGAAGATGAGTCGTCTTTCCGACGCATCTATTTTGATGGCCTGAACCGCCAGCAAACCGAGTACCACCTCGACCGCGAGCTGACTGAAACCCTTTTGACCGGCTACAGCGCCATCCTGCGCCGCAAGGTCATTGCCCGCTGGCGCGAACTGGAGGCCAGGGCAGCAGCGCCATTGCTGCCTAATTTCGCCGACCCTGTAGCCGCCGCCCGAGCATGGGCCGATGCAATCGAAACTCAGCAGGTGCTGACCATCGAGCGCGACGCAGCCATTGCCACCAAGGCCCAAATAGGAAACCGGCGCGAAGCCACGGCAATGGCCACGGCCAGCTCGGCGAAAAAGGAAAGCGCGAAGCTGAAGGAGCAGCTTGGGTTCGGCGCCCGCTATGCAACGATCATTGCAGTCGAGCGCGTGGATGGCCGCAACTTTGGGACGGCGGAATGGCGCCCGCTGAAAGCATGGTGCAAGGCCAACAATGAACAACCGAAGACCGTGCCATGCCCGCGATATGGGACGGCACAGGCGTGGCCTGCTGGCGCGTGGCTGGCTGTCTATGGCGTGACGCTGAGCGATATCTTTGCCGAGGTGGCAGCGTGAAAAAAAATCGCACGACCTCAAAATCTGAGCGTAGAATCAGGGCTGTCTCGCAAGAGATAAACGAGATTGGCGTCTCGAATGGAGCAGCACATAGCTGCTTGGCACACAATGTTGTCTGCAGCTTTTTTGCGTCTAGCGCCCCCTTTTTGGTGGCCCGGACGAAGGGTGATTTGTTTCACCGCCGGTGCTCCATCGGTACGCCAACTTCGTTTCGGGCTGCCGCCCCTATTGGCGTAGGGGAAGGCAGTAACAAAACCGTTACTGGAGCGCATTTCATGGCTACCTCTCCCGACGCATCATCGCGTCAAAACCCCCGCGTTTTCGCGTCCTCCTTTGAAAGGGTGACGCCATGCTGATCACCAGGGGCGTCAAGCCCGAGCGCGACTTCGCCATCATCAGTAACACCTTGCTGCGCGACACATCGCTGTCGTTCCGCGCAAGGGGCATCCTGTGCTGCATTTTGAGCCATGCAGAGGGCTACCGCATTTCGTCCGACCGCCTGGTTGATATGGGCCTGGAAGGCCGCGACGCTATCCGCAGCTCACTGGCTGAGCTGGAGTCTGTCGGCTACCTCAAGCGCACAAAGACCCAAGACGCAAAGGGTCAGTGGTCAACCAACGCCATCATCAGTGATACGCCTGATTTTGGCGGACCCGCTGAACCGACGACTGGAAAACCGACGCCTGAAAAACCGGCGTCGGATAACCGGGCGTCGGTTTTTCAGGCGCTTAAAGAAGACAAAGAAGAAGATAAGAAGAAGAAGAAGGAAGCAGTTCCAAAAATCAGCTTCGATGGTCTGAAATTTCAAGACCTGTCAGTCGGTCAAATTGAAGTCTGGTCAGCCGCATACCCCGCCATCAGCGTGACGGCCGAAATCCTCAAGGCTGCGGTGTGGCTCGACGCCAACCCAGCTAACCAGAAGTCGGACTACAAGCGATTCCTGAACAACTGGCTTTGCCGGGCGCAGGACAAGGCGCCCGCCAGGGCTGCCCAGCAGCAGGCACCGCGCCAAGCTGCACCGCGCTACGCCAGCACCGCACAGACCACGGCTGACCGCCGCGCAGCCACCCTCGCCGGATTGACCGGCCAAGACAACAACACCCAAGGACAAGACCATGCTCGCACCATCGACGCTCAATCGCGCTTCATCTGACATCGCTGCGCCGCTGGCCGAGTCGTGGGTTGAACGGGTTTTCATCCGCCTGTCGGCGCAGTTGGGCGCCAAGATGGCAGACCTCTATAACGGCATTTCCCCGAGCGCCGTCAAAAAAGAGTGGGGCGAGGGCTTGTCTGGTTTCGAGCCAGACGAAATCGTGCGCGGCCTGAAGACGTGCCAGACGCGGATTTTCGCCCCGACGCTGGGTGAGTTCCTGCGCCTGTGCCGCCCCGCGCTCGACCCAGAGCTGGCTTGGCTTGAGGCTGCAGAGGGCGTCAGGGCGCGCAATGCTGGCCAGGTCGGCCAATGGTCACACCCTGCCGTGTACCGCGCTGCCGTGGTGATGACCTTTGAGTTGTCATCGAGCAGCTTCAAGCAGTGCCAAAAAACATGGGCCTGGCGCCTGGAGCGCGAGTTTGCTGCTGGATGGGGCGAATCCGTGCCGCCGCCAGCCCTACGCATCGAGTGTGAGTCCGCCAAGCGCGCCGCGCCGAGTGCCGAGCAGCGCCAGAAAATCGCCGACCTGCTGGCTGGCCGCGTGGCCAAGCTGGTGCCAGTCGCGCCACCGGCCAACCGCCCGCTGACAGGGCAAGAGCTGAGTGCGGCCGAAGCCGCATCTGTAGCACCGGCACCGGCCGCTGCATACATCGACCCGGCCGCCGCCCTGCGCACCGCCGAGTGGGCCGCCGCTGGCCGGGGAGTCGCAGCATGATGACGCTCGACGAAATAATGGACAACTGCCGCATCGAGGACGCCGACAGCGGTTCGCCGCATTGGATTTGGCGCGGCGGAATGACGGGAAAAACCCCGCGCATTTGGGCGCCGGATTACACAAGAACCCAGCAAGCCATCAAGGCCGGGAGTATTCGCCGTGCAGATGGCCCGCTGATGGCTTCGCAGCCAGGGCGCCGGGCAGCCTATCACCTGTCAACCGGAAAGGTGCTGCCGTCAGGCTGGCGTGTGTTTGCGACGTGCGAGGAATACGGCTGCGTTATCCACTTCGGCGCCGGGCCAGCGCAAGAGACTGGTCGGCAGATTAGCAAGATGGGTTGGCACAAAGATTCGATCAGGCACAAGCTGGCCAGCCGGGCCACGGGGCGCAAGCGATCAAAGCTGACGATGGGCATGATTCATGAAATCCAGCAATCCAATGAGCCGGGAGTGGTGCTGGCCAAGCGAATGGGTATCGGTCAAACGCTGGTAAGCAAAGTGCGAATCCACGGCTTGCCATCGCACCAGCCAATCGGCGGCTTTTTTTCCGGACTAGGCGCGAGGGCTGCAGCATGATGGCGCCCAAGAAAATCGGGCGCGGCATCTACGCCGCATTGGAAGCCATCGAGCGCATCGGTGGCGCGGGCCAGGCCGTCGCGGTAACGAAGGAAGTCGGCTCCAAGTCGAAAAATATGAACTGCACGCTAAACAGGGCGGTGAATCGCGGTCTGCTGCGCGTGGATCGTGACATCTACCCGCGCCAGTTCAGCGCCGTGCCGGGCTGGCGTGACCGCGTGATCCCGCCCGAACACTGCGACGAGCCGTATCTGGACCAGGCGAGCGCATCTGCGGAGCTCAACAACATCTGGGATTGGGTTCTGCCGGGGCTGGAGGTTGCTGCATGAGCACCCGCATCGAGTCGCGCCGTTATTTTGACGAGAGTCGCGAGGACTGCGAGAGCCGAATCCTCGACCACGTTTACACCTTGACCGGCCCATGCTGCGCGGGCTGCGACTGGTGGCAGCCGGTAAACACCGTTATCGGGGAATGCACGCGCTCCGCGCCAGTGTCAGGCATCGAGCGGGGCGATGCGCTGGGGGTCACGCTACCCGTTTGCCGCCTGCGCGCTGGCCACATCCTGACGTGGCGCGAGCACCGCTGCGGCGAATTCAAGGACGAGTTTGATTGGTCCACGCTGCCTGTGCTGTACCTACGCCGGATCGGGCGCAATGAGCGCGGCGAGGTGGCCGCGTGACCGACTGCCTCATCACCCTACACGCCGTGATGCGCGACCCCGCCGAGCTGGCCGCCGCCCAGGCCGACATCGACGCGCAATGGCGCGCTGCGCTGGCCCGCAAGCCCCGTGCCGCCCGCGAGCGCATGGTGGCGACCGGCGAGGCTGCCCGCCGCCACGCCTGCCACCGCATTCAAAAAATTATCATCATCACCGAGAAAAACTGGAGCGAAAAATGCTGATCCTTGGAATTGACCCCGGCGCGTCATCCGGCGTCGCAACCTACATCGATGGAAAGCTGCTGCGGCTCGACACGTTCGATCCGCACCGCCTGCCCGAGGTGATTCGTCTGTCCAGCGCCAAGCGCGTGATTTTTGAGGACTCACGCCTGCAGTCGCACCTTTTCAGCGGGCACAAGCCCGGCGCCCGCCCGCTGACCGCAGCGCAAAAGCTGAAAATCGCCCGCAATGTCGGCCAGGTCGATGCCTGGTGCGCGCTGATTACCGCCGTCTGCGCTGATCTGGGCATTCCTGCTCACGGAGTCAGCCCACGGGCGAAGGGCGCCAAGCTCAATGCGGCCGAGTTTGCAGCGATGACCGGCTGGACTGGTCCAAGCAATGAGCACACCCGCGACGCTGGCGCCGTGGCTTGGCCGTACCGCAGGGCTGCAGCATGACGCACAGGATTAGCTCAGATGGCGCCGCCGCCGTGGATACTAGCTATTTCTGGCGACCGATGGCGACCTGCCCATCCGGCGTCAAGGTGCAATTGCTGGGTGAAGGCGGGGTGGCCGTCTATGGCGAGCGCCGCGCCGCAGATGGTGACTTTTGGCGGGGCTGGGCACCGCTGCCCAAGGTGCGAAAAGTTGACTATTTTTGAGGAATTTGCTATGATTTAATCTCAAACAACAGGAGAAGTTAAATGGAAAAATTTCAAATCAAAAATCGCTACACGGGCGCCGTCCTGTTCGCGCACGAGCCGCTGGCCGATCAAGTAAGTGGAATGGCTGCACGCCACGCGCTGGAGGCCGCCGTGAAGACCGGCGCGAACCTGCGCGGCGCGAACCTGCGCGACGCGAACCTGCGCGGCGCGAACCTGCGCGGCGCGAACCTGCGCGGCGCGGACCTGCGCGGCGCGGACCTGCGCGGCGCGGACCTGCGCGACGCGGACCTGACCGGCGCGAACCTGACCGGCGCGAACCTGACCGGCGCGGACCTGCGCGGCGCGGACCTGCGCGACGCGAACCTGTGCGACGCGAACCTGCGCGGCGCGAACCTGTGCGACGCGAACCTGCGCGGCGCGAACCTGCGCGGCGCGAACCTGCGCGACGCGTACCTGTGCGGCGCGGACCTGCGCGGCGCGGACCTGCGCGACGCGTACCTGTGCGACGCGAACCTGTGCGACGCGAACCTGTGCGACGCGAACCTGCGCGGCGCGAACCTGCGCGGCGCGAACCTGCGCGACGCGTACCTGTGCGGCGCGGACCTGACCGGCGCGGACCTGACCGGCGCGAACCTGACCGGCGCGTACCTGCGCGGCGCGAACCTGTGCGGCGCGAACCTGTGCGACGCGAACCTGCGCGGCGCGTACCTGGGTGAAAAAATCAAAATGGTCGGCGACCGGCCCATGTTGCAGATCAGCCCCATCGGCTCGCGCTCCGACACGCTACACATCTACCTGACGGATGCGGGCATGCACATCCGCGCAGGCTGCTTCTTCGGCCCCCGCGAAAAGTTTGTCGAGGCACTGACCAAAGAGCATGGCGAGAACATCCACGGCGTCGAGTACCGGGCTGCGCTGGCGCTTGCTGATGCTCACGCGGAACTGTGGACGCCCAAGCAATGAGAGGCGGCCCCCGCAAAGGCTTCGGTGGCCCGCAGCCAAACTCGGGTCGCCATGCGCTGACCGTGCCAACAAAGCCGGTTCAAGTGCGGCTGACGGTGCCGCAGTGGCTGGAATTCAAACGGCTGGGCGGCTCCGCCTGGCTGCAGGGCACCATGAATCTGCTGCTGGCCGACAAGCCCGGCGCGCTGGTGCTGCTGCTGATTGATGCGCTGGCGAAAAAGCACGGGCGCGAGTGGCTGGTAGAGCTGGCCGGGAAAATCAACGAGAGGGCGAAAAATGCCTAAAAAGCGCACCTACCGCCTGGTCCACGCCGAAGCGCGCCGACGCGCAATTGCAGACTGCCAGAGCGCGCCAGACGGCTTTATCGTGACTGTGGCAGAGCCTACCCGCACCTTGGAACAGAACGCGGCTCAGTGGCCGATTCTGGAGTGTTTCGCGCAGCAGTTGGAGTGGCCCATCAATGGCGTGATGCAGAAGCTGACCGCCGACGACTGGAAAAACATCTTGACAGCGGCGTTTAAGCAAGAGGCGGCCCGCGTGGCGCCGGGGCTGGATGGTGGCATGGTGTTATTGGGCCAGCGCACGAGTAAATTCGGAAAACGCGAGTTTGGCGACTGGCTGGAGTTTTTGAATGCGACGGCGGCGCATCGGGGTGTCGTGATTTATGGGTCGATGGGGTGATGCGCTGCGCCGCCTGCCATCGCCGACTGCTGGATGCTGCCTACACTGCGCCCGCAGGCTGGAGCCTTGGCCCCAAATGCCTCGAAAAAGAGCGCGCCGCTGGCCGTCTGCCACGCCCGTCACATTTTCTTGGAGGGCCGAAGCCGAAAAAGGAAAAGTCGCGCAAGCCAGTAAAGCGCATCAAACGCACGGCGCACGTGCAGGATGATTTATTTTGTGGTGAGGTTGAAAATGGCGGGGAGTTGGATTAGAATTTATTCCGTAGCAAGTAAGGTAAACCGAAAGGATGCAAGAAAGCTTGACACTCCGGAAAGACGGGGACTATCAAGTAAGCGGCTTGGCAATACGAACGGTTCATGCAGCGCGAGGCACAGACGTTTTACCCTAAGCTGCTTTCTTAATGGGAGATAGAAATGCTTTTGTTTATTTTCGGTCTTTGCCTTGCGGTGACGCAAGACAAAGTAAGGGTAAATGGTTTTGATCCGCCGGGCGAAAATTCAACGGCGGAGATGAAGGAGAGTGAGCTGGAAGCAAGGCCTAAGGGGGGTCTTTAGCTTGGAGGTCTATTTATTTCCTGTGGATTAGATTTGCACCCTTAAGGTGCTGCCATCAAGTAAGCGGTAACAAGCCCCGGTCTTGGAGGGGCTTTCCGGTAACGCTCAAATACCAAGTTTTAGGGCGCCCATGAGGTGTCTCTAACCATGACGCGCAAGCTGTCGAGAGATTAATTCATGGTTGGGGAGTCGGTTTGATTCCGGCATTGCCCATCAAGTTTTTGCAGTGTAGCTCAGTCGGAAGAGTAGGCGGTGAAAGAAAAAGATGCAGGCAGGAAATGGCCTTCATCTCCACTGCTGGCGCGCTGGTTCGACACCAGCCATTGCAACCAAGTTTCAACAACAGGAGCGTGAAATGGGAAAAATGGGAAAATTGGTAGAATTTACAATTATTTCGGTCGGTTTTGTTTTATTGCTCGGTGCGGTTGGTGGATGGGTTTTCAACATCGTGAGAATTGTCCAAGTCATTGATTTGCCGATTACGGGAATGTTCATCCTTCGCTGCGTCGGCGTTCTTTTTGCCCCACTTGGGGCTATCCTGGGCTTCATGTAGCAAGTAGCAAGTAGCTGCAACCAATCAATCCCGCCAGTGTGATGCTAGGCGGGATTTTTTTATTCAAAATAAACAAGAATTTGATTTATAATTGGAGTTTTAAACTGGAGAGTGAAAATGAGTGAAATGCAAGTTGAAATGAATTTGAACGACGCGCTGGAGGCGAATAAAATCGAGCAGGCCGCGTTGCTGGAAAAAATCAAGGCTCGTGACGCTGAGCAGCGCACCGCTGCCCTGGCGCCCGTGCTGGCTGCCATCAAGCAGCACGGCTTCAGCGCCGTCGAGCTGCGCTTCAAAACCTTGAGCCCTGAGCGCAACGTGAAGGGGGCGACGGACCTCCGCAGCAAGGTGGCACCAAAGTACCGTGACCCGGAAACCAGCACCACCTGGACGGGGCGCGGGAAAACTCCGGCATGGATGGCGGCGCACATTGCTGCTGGCCGCGACAAGAGCGAATTCTTGATTGAGCTGCCGATCCTGGATGGCGCCGACAAAAGCGCCACAACGCCCGGCTAATGTCGCAGTTGTCGAAGTCAAGCCACGGAAGGTCAAAAATGCCAAAAACTGAAGACTGCGAATTGCTTGAGCTGGCCGCGAAGGCTTTTTGGGCTGGCGATGAAGTGTCGGTGCGATACAGCGAGGAAGACGGTGGCCTGGTTTACATTTGCGCCGACAATCAGGATCATGACGGTCTGGATTGTGAGCTGGTTTGGAACCCACTCACCGACGATGGTGACCGCTACAGACTCATTCAAGCGCTGGGACTGGCCGTTGATTTTTCAGAATGCACTGTCTGGAAGCGGTTGAGTGACGGCTCACTGGTGCAGTTCTGCTGGGGCGAGATACCTGATTACCCTCAAGAAGTGGTGGATGATGAGGCTCACGCTGTTGTGCGCGCTGCTGCTGAAATCGGGAGGGCAATGTGACCCCATTCATCATCATCCCGCCGACAGGCTGGGCAAAGCTGGCGCAGGAATATCACCTGCACCACTTTGCATGCCCGACCTGCATTGCCGCCAGCAAGGGCGAGGGGTACGGGGCACGCTGCACCGCTGGCGCGTCACTCTGGACCGCGTACCAAGAGGCACGCTGACGCCAACGACAATGACCAAGGCCCGCCTCGTGCGGGCTTTGTCGCGTCTGGGTCTGCAGTAAAATCGCGCAATGACCCTCACACCAAAACAAGAGGCTTTTGCTCACGCCGTCGCAAGTGGTAAAACGCAGGCAGACGCCTACCGCCATGCCTTCAGTGCTACAAAAATGAAAGCAGAGACAGTTATTCAGTCGGCATCCCGTTTGATGGCTGACCGCAAGGTTGCCGCAAGGGTTGCGGAGCTGCGAAAGCCGGTCGCTGACGCCACACAAATGACGCTGGCAGGACACCTGCAGCGCTTGGCCGACTTGAGTGCGTCGGCAGAGAAAGAGGGAAAATATTCAGCTGCCGTATCTGCTGAAATAGCAAGAGGCAAAGCGTCCGGCCTGTATGTCGAAAGCGTGGAGCTGACCGGCAAGGACGGCGGCCCGCTGGAAACCAAAACCACAATCGACCCGTCCAAGCTGTCTAGCGCGGCACTCAAGGAGATTCTGAATGCCCGTGCTTGAGCTGACCGATGCCGACCTGCTGGCCGTGGAGCGCGAGCTGTGCGGGCGCAGCCTGGCCGAGTTCGCCCGTCGCGCCTGGCACGTCCTAGAGCCGGGGGCAGAACTTAAATGGGGCTGGGCGCTCGACGCGATTTGCCTCCACCTTGAGGCCGTTACCGATGGCCGCATCACGCGGCTGCTGATGAATGTTCCGCCCGGCTCGATGAAGTCGCTTTTGACCGGCGTCATCTGGCCTGCATGGGAGTGGGGGCCAAAAGCCAAGCCTGAAAATCGCTTCATCGGCACGGCGCACGAAGAAACGCTGGCGATTCGGGACTCACGCAAGTGCCGCGACCTCATCAAGTCCGAGTGGTATCAAAAGCTCTGGCCACTGGCGCTGGCGTCCGATCTGGATGGTAAGCGCGAGTTCGGCAACACGCACAAGGGCGTTCGGCAGGCGCGCAGCTTCACCAGCATGACCGGCGTGCGCGGTGACCGGGTGATTTTGGATGACCCGTCAAGCGCGGATGCTGCAAACAGTGAAGCCAAGCTGGAGGCCACGCGAATTGCGTTCACCGAAACCTTGCCCACGCGCATCAACAACTACGAAAAATCGGCCATCGTCGTCGTGATGCAGCGGCTCAGCGAAAAGGACGTGTCTGGTGTCATCCTGAGCATGGGACTGCCCTATGTCCACCTGTGCATCCCCATGCGGTTTGAGTCGGCACGGCGCTGCACCACGGCTATCGGCTGGACGGACCCGCGCACGGTGGACGGTGAGCTGATGTTCCCCGAGCGCTTCGGTGAAGACCAGGTGCGCGAGCTGGAGAAGACGCTTGGCAGCTACGGCACGGCGGGCCAACTGCAGCAGCGCCCAGCCCCACGCGGCGGCGGCATCATCAAGACGCCGTGGTTCCGGTATTGGACGGTGTTGCCGAAGCTGGACTTCCGCTTCATCACCGCCGACACGGCGCAAAAGACCGGGCGGGAAAACGATTACAGCGTGCTGCAGTGCTGGGGGCGTTCTACTGTCGGTGAGGCCGTGCTGATTGACCAACTGCGCGGCAAGTGGGAGGCGCCCGAGCTGCTGGTGCATGCGCGGGGGTTTTGGTTCAAGCAACTCGCCGCGCACGGGCCCGTGCTGCGCTCGATGATGGTAGAGGATAAGGTGTCGGGCACGGGGCTGATTCAAACGCTCCGCCGTGAGGGCGTCCCCATTCTGCCGATACAGCGCAGCCTCGACAAGACCAGCCGGGCGCACGATGCCGCGCCGTTCATCGAGTCGGGCAACGTACTGCTACCGCAGGACGCGCCATGGCTGTCGGACTTTTTGTCCGAGTCGGAATCGTTCCCTGGCGGCGCACATGATGACCAGCTTGATCCAATGTTTGATGCTGTGGCTTATGTCCAGCGCGCCCCGGCTCAATCTAAAGTGCAAGCAAGCGCACCAATCCCCATCAAACATCGCTGGTGAGATAATCAGCAAAAGGATACGTAATGACTTCAAAATCAGAGAAGCTTCACCTCATTCACCAAGATGCAATCGCAGAGTTTGAGCGCATTCAAACGGCCATGCGTGATGAGCGACTGCAATGCCTGCAAGACCGGCGATTTGCCACTATTGCCGGGGCGCAATGGGAGGGGCCGCTAGGCTCTCAGTTTGAAAACAAACCACGGATGGAGTTCAACAAAATCCACATGGCGGTTATGCGAATTGAATCTGAATATCGGAATAATCGCATATCGGTATCGTTTGCAAGCAAAGACGGTGAAGGGGCGGAGGATTTGGCTGACTCATGCGCCAGTCTGTACCGCGCTGATGAGCAGGACAGCACGGCAAATGAGGCTTACGATAATGCGTTTCAGGAGGCACTGCTAGGCGGCTTTGGCGCGTTCCGGCTCTGCACCGAATATGAGGATGAGGAAGACGAGGACGACGAGCGTCAGCGCATTCGCATTGAGCCAATCTTTGACGCTGACAATTCGGTATTCTTTGACTTGAATGCAAAGCGCCAGGACAAGGCAGACGCAAAAACCTGCTACGTGCTTACCGCAATGCCGCGTGATGCGTATATGGATGAGTATGGCGACGATCCTGCAAGCTGGCCCAAGCAAATCCACCAGCGGCAATTTGACTGGCTGACGCCTGATGTTGTGTATGTGGCCGAGTATTACAAGGTGGAAGAAAAGTCCGAGACTTTCCACATTTTCCGTGGCCTGGATGGCTCTGAGAAGAAAATCAAAGGCGCTGAGCTTGAGGATATGGCCGAAGAACTGGATGCTACTGGCTTCACTGAATCGCGTCAAAAGACCGTCAAACGCAAGGCTGTTCACAAATACATTCTCAATGGCGCGAAGGTACTGAAAGACTGCGGAATTATTGCTGGACGGTATATCCCTGTCGTCCCCGTGTTCGGCAAGCGGTGGTATATCGACAATGTTGAGCGTTGCATGGGCCATGTGAGATTGGCAAAAGATGCCCAGCGGCTCAAGAATATGCAGCTGTCCAAGCTGGCAGAAATCAGCGCATTGTCCAGCATCGAGAAGCCTATTTTCAGCCCCGAACAGGTTGCAGGCCATCAGGTTGAATGGTCAGAAGACCACATCAAAAATTACCCATACATGCTGGTGAATCAGGTGACTGATGTAAATGGCAACATGGCGCCAGTTGGGCCTGCTGCATACACCAGAAGCCCGCAAATCCCGCCCGCAATGGCTGCATTGCTGCAACTGACTGAACAGGATATGGCCGAGGTGCTCGGCAATCAGCAGCAAGCCGACAAGATGGTCAGCAACATATCAGGAAAGGCCGTGGAGATGATCCAGACCCGACTTGATACGCAGACCTTCATTTACATGAGTAACTTCGCCAAGGCCATTAAACGGGCTGGTGAAATCTGGCTGAGCATGGCAAAAGAGGTTTACGTGGAGGATGGCCGCAAAATGAAGGGCGTCACCGATGGGGATCAGGTCGAGTCCATCGAGCTGCGCCGCCCGGTAATGGGTGAGGATGGCGAAATCGAATATGAAAACGATATGAGCCAGGCGGAATTTGATGTTGCGGTTGATGTTGGGCCATCGTCCGACACTAAACGCGCCTCCGTTGTCCGTGCGCTTACCGGCATGATGGGCATGACGCAAGACCCGGAATTGACGGCCGTCCTCGCCAATGCTGCAATCATGAATATGGAAGGTGAGGGGCTGAAAGATATTCGTGCCTGGAGTCGCAAGAAAATGCTGATGATGGGTGCTGCTACTCCCACTGATGAAGAAGCAAAAGAAATGCAGGCCCAGGCTCAAAATGTCCAGCCTGACCCGCAAGCGCAATATCTGCAATCGGCCGCAGAAGAAGCTGACGCAAAAGCAATGCAGGCAAAAGCAAATGCTATTTTGACTATTGCGAAAAGTAAGGAAACTGAGGTTAAAATAGCTGAAATGTTGTCGAATATGTCAATCGCAGAACGCGATAATGTCATCCGTACCGCACAGGCTTTACGCGAGATGCAACAGCCTGCCGCAGTGCAACCGGAAACCGTCCAGCCGGATAATATGGGCGAGTGAGAAAGAGATTATGACGATTGAAAATGAAGATCAAGAATTGAATGTCCCTCCTGTTGAGACTGAGCAGGAGCAGGAACAAGAACAAACCCCTCCGGCTGATGCGCCCGGAGAGGGTGAAGGTGATGATGAAAATGAGGTTGTCATTACTTTTGGCGATGAACCAGCGCCGCCACCATCGGAAGAACCGGCACAATCCACGCCCGCCTGGGTGAAAGAGCTGCGCAAAAGCCAGCGCGATTTGCAGCGTGAAAACCGTGAGCTGAGATCGAAGCTGCAAGCCCCGGCACCTGCTGATAATGCACCTACGCTTGGCGCAAAGCCCACGCTTGAGGCGATGGAATGGGACACGGACAAATATGATGTGGCCCTGGAAAAGTGGTACACAGACAAGGGCAAGGTGGAGGCCCATGCAGCCACCCAAAAGCAAGAGCAGTCGAAGCAGCAAGAGGCTTGGCAGGCAAAGCTGACCAGCTACCAGACCAACAAAGCAGCACTCAAGGCCCCCGATTTTGAAGAAGCCGAACATGCTGCAACTGAGATTTTCTCGGTTACTCAGCAAGGCGTATTGCTTCAAGGTGCTGAGAATTCGGCGCAGCTTGTTTATGCTCTGGGCAAAAATCCAGCGAAGGCAAAAGAACTCGCCGCCATCACCGACCCCGTGCGTTTTGCATGGAAAGCAGCTCAACTTGAAAAGGAAATGAAAATGACCACGACCCCGCGCAAGACTCCGCCGCCACCAGACCGGCCCCTCAAGGGTAGCGGCCCTGTTGGTGGAAGCTCTGATGCAACCCTGGAGCGCCTGCGGGCTGATGCAGAGCGCACTGGCGATTTGAGCAAGGTTGTTGCCTACAAGCGCGACATGAAAAGCAGGCAAAAATAATAGCGTAGAATGCGCACCAAAGGAATCGCCCGCCTCAATGGGTAGTTAACGGCCACCGTCCAGCCTTGATGGATGAGTAAGAAGCAAGTGTTCAAACTCATTCATATTTAGGAGGCCAACGGTGGCTAATCAATTTTCAAAAGAAGAACGTGTAGCATTTGAGATGCTGCTCGAAGGTTTTTACGACCAGCTCGTCCTGAGCCGCAACGTTTCGATTTACAGCACTGACCAAGTGACGATGGAGCGCACGGCCGATGTGATCTGGCGTCCTCAGCCGTACATCGTGTCGTCGTTCGATGGCACGGATCAAACCAACAATTTCAAGGATCAGACCCAGCTTGCGGTTCCTGCAACCATCGGCTTCAGCAAATCCGTGCCTTGGGTGCTGACTGCAAAAGAGCTGCGTGATGCACTGCAAGAGCAGCGCCTGGGCGCATCGGCAAAGACCCGTCTTGCATCGGATATCAATCTCGCAATCAGCAATGTGGCTGGCCTGCAAGGTACGCTGGTAATCAAGCGCACCACTGCAGCCAGCGGCTTTGATGATGTTGCGCTGTGCGATTCGATCATGAACGAACAGGGCGTCCAATATGGCGACCGTTATCTCGGTTTGTCCAGCCGCGACTACAACGGCATGGCATCGAATCTGCAGGTCGCCAGCCGTTCGTTTGATGGTCAAAAATCCGTTACGGCATACGAAAAGGCGTATGTCGGTCAGGTGTCCGGTTTCGAGACTTACAAGCTCGATTACGCCCGTCGCCTGACTGCTGCTCTTGGCAGTGCCATCACGATGGACACGCGGTCCACTGCGAACAATTTCTACATCCCCCGCGCATTCACGACTGCAACCACGGGTGAAGTCGGTAATGTGGACAATCGTTACCAGACCGTGACCGTTAACAGCACGACCAACGTTGTTGCTGGTGATGCATTTACCATCGCAGGCGCCAATGCCGCGCATCACATCACCAAGGCAGACACGGGCCAGCTCAAAACCTTCCGGGTTATCTCGGTTGGTTCCGGCACGACGATGGTGATTTCTCCGCCGATTATAAGCAATCAGGGCGGTAACGTTTCTGAAGCGCAATACCAGAATGTCGTGGTGGTTCCTGCTGCTGCTGCTGCTGTTGTGTGGCTGAATACCGTTGCAGCAAATGCAAATCCGTTCTGGCACAAAGACGCGCTTGAGCTGATCCCAGGCCGTTACGCTGTACCAACTGATGCAGGTACCGCTGTGATGCGGGCGACGACCGACCAAGGCATCGAGCTGGTCATGCAAAAGTTCTACGACATCAACACCATGAAAACCAAGTATCGTCTTGATACTCTGTTCGGCGTTGTCAACAAGCAACCCGAGATGACGGGTATTATCCTGTTCAATCAGACCTGATTATGTTGGGGCTTCGGCCCCGATTATCAAACCAATTTTCAAGGATTCAAAATGTCAAATATCAATATCGGCGCACTCGGCACGGCCACTTTCACCGTAGCTGCTGGCGCATCTGTCGTCGTTTTCAGCCGTGGCACTGCCCAGGTCTACCAAGTCGTCGGAACCCCAAATCACCCTGGAACGCTGAATCTGATCGGCAACGTCACCAATACCCAAACCGTTTTTGGCCCGTTTGCCAGCGGCGCTACGCTGCAAATCGAGGCGAGCTCTACGGGTGCGGCTTATGATGTGGGTGTGGCCCCGTTCATCGGGACGGTTTCCGGTTCGTTTCAGGGTACTCCTGGAGTGCTGAATGCTACCGGCGCATTGACTGCCGCAATGATGACGGCAATGATTATCACGTCCACCACGGCGGCGGCGGTGGCTGGTACTGTGCCGACTGGCACTGTTATGGACGCGGCATCGAATCTGCAAGTTGGCGACAGTTTTGAGTTTATTGTGATCAATACGGGTGCAACCAACACATTCACCGTAACCGCGGCTGCGGCACATACGCTTGTGGGGAATGCTGTTGTCGCATTGTCGGCATCCGGTCATTTCAAGACTGTGAAAACGGCGGCGGCAACTTATGTCACTTACCGCATTGCATAATCAAGCGCAAAATGCCTCTCAAAAAGGGCTATAGCAAAGCCACAATCTCGGCCAACATTGGCCGGGAAATGAAGGCAGGAAAGCCGCAGCCGCAAGCTGTGGCGATCTCTCTTGATGTTGCTCGCAAGTCAGCGGCAAAGGCCGGAAAGCCTACGAAAGCACCCCCGAAGAAAGGCAAGTGATGGAATTCCCAAACTTTGTTTACAGAGTACCTGGCCCATACCAGCGAGGCGGCGGCACCTACAGTTATCTACAAGTCGTGGATGATGCCGATCTGTCTGCCGCCCTGGTTGCGGGCTGGAGTGCAACGCTGGGGGATGCTATTTCTCCAGTGCAAGCAGAGCCTGTTATCTCTACTGATGTGGAGCCAACCCGCGCAGAAATTGAAGCAAAGGCGACTGAGCTGGGGATTGAATTCGATGGACGATCAACAGATAAAACGCTGCTGTTGAAAATTGAGGCGGCTTTGGCTGGTGCTTGATGGGCTGGACAAAGCGCGAATTTATCACGCAAGCACTTGAGGAAATAGGGCTTGCGTCTTACGTCTTTGATCTGACGCCGGAACAATTGCAATCTGCTTTGCGTCGTCTTGATGCCATGATTTCGGGATGGTCGGCAAGTGGGATTCGGATTAGCTATCCACTCCCCATAAATCCTAGTGCAAGTGATATTGACATGGATTCCGGCGCTCCTGATTTTTGCAACGAAGCCATTTATTTAAATCTGGCGGTTCGGCTTTGCCCATCATACGGCAAGGTTGCATCTCCAGAGGCGCGTAAGCTGGCTGATTTGTCATATGGCAACATGATTAATCAATTTGCGTTGCCTACGCTTGAACGTCAACTCCCTGGCACCATGCCACGCGGCGCAGGAACAAAACCCTGGCGCAATTTCAACAATCCGTTTGTCAATCGGCCAATTGACCAATTGCAGGCAGGCTCAGATGGCAATATCGACCTGGAATAATCTATGTCCACTATCAATCAATTAAACGCTGTTGATACACCTTCCGGTTCCGACCTGCTGGTTATTTATTCGCAGCAAAATGGCGATTCTCGGAAAATCTCGCTATCGAATTTCTTGGTGTGGATTCAGGACAATATCGTTCTGTCCAGCTCAAGCGCATTTCCGGAGTACATCACGCAATATTCTGCGCCATCGGCTACAGGCTTTACTGTCACGCTGACCGATACGCAAACGAATGGATGGCTGATCCTGACGCCTACCGCTGGATTCGCTGCTGGGACTATCAAACTTCCTCTTGCGTCAAACACGCTGGACAAGCAGGAGGCAATCGTTAACTGCACACAAGCAGTAACCACTCTGACGATTGATGGAAATGGCGCAACTGCAGTCACTGGTGCGCCGACTACACTAGCGGCAAATGCAAATTTCAGGCTCAAATACGACAAGGCCACAAGTTCGTGGTATCGCATTGGTTAAAGGACAAAGATAATGACAATCAAATCCCCGTTCATGCCGTCGCGTGGTGGCAATCAAGTCGTAACGCCTGCCGCTACTTCGGCATCTGCAACACTTGCCAGTGTAAATAAATCCGTGCGCTTTGTCAATTCTGGTGCCGCAATTTGTCATGTGCGTATCGGAGTTGATGGGAAAGACGCCACAACCGCAGACACGCCAATCCTTCCAAATACTGCTTTGATCCTGCAGAAGGCAATGGATGATGATGTGGTGGCATATATCAGCGCAACTGGTACGACGCTGCACATTCAGCCTGGCGAAGGTGGCTACGTCTAATCATGCAAATCCCTGTCCTCAATGGTATTTATACAAACGAGGCATCGGATTTTCGCACTTCATACCCGCGTAATCTGGTTCCGATACCAAAGCAGAATGGGATCAGCCAGGGATATTTGCGCCCTGCTGATGGCGTAACGTTATTCGGGGCTGGCCCAGGCGTAGATCGTGGCGGCATCGAGTGGCAAGGCGTTTGCTATCGGGTAATGGGCACAAAGCTAGTTCGTATTTCAAATGCTGGCGTTGCCGTGGAGCTTGGAGATGTTGGAGGCTCTGGAGCTGTTGCACTTGACTACAGCTTTGACCGGCTTGCGATTGCCTCAAATGGGAAATTGTTTTATTGGAATAACATCACACTGACGCAAGTAACCGATTCTGATCTGGGTACAGTGCTTGATTTCAGGTGGATTGATGGCTATTTCATGACCACGGATGGCACCAGCTTGGTAGTGACCGAGCTAAACGACCCGACAAGTGTAAACCCGCTGAAATATGGGTCGTCTGAGGCTGACCCCGATAGCGTGGTTGCACTTCTCAAGCTGAGAAATGAAATCTATGCACTCAACAAAAACACAATCGAAGTGTTTCAAAACGTGGGTGGATCATTATTCCCATTTCAGCGAGTTTCAGGCGCTCAAATGCAAAGGGGTTGCCTTGGCACTCGTGCCTGCGCTATTTTCCTAGAAAATATCGCCTTCCTTGGCTCTGGCCGAAATGAAGCGCCTGCTATCTGGATGGGAAATAACGGACAAACTGCGAAAATCAGCACACGGGAAATTGAGCAGGTTCTGACGGAATATACATCCGTGCAGCTTTCTGCTGCAATCATGGAAACTCGGATTGCCGATGGACACCAGTTCCTTTACCTGCATTTACCCGATAAAACGCTGGTCTATGACGGCGCAGGAACTCAGGTAATGGGTGAACCTGTCTGGTTTATCCTGACCAGTGATGCAGCAACACCAGGACAATATCGCGCTAGAAATTTCGTTTGGTGCTACGGCAAGTGGCTATGCGGCGATCCTGTCGCGGCTCGGCATGGCTACCTTGTGCATGATGTGTCATCACAATATGGCGAATTGAACTCTTGGGAGTTCGGCACGGCCATTGCCTACAATGAAGGCAGGGGCGCAATATTCCATGAAGTCGAATTGGTTTGCCTCACTGGCCGCGTAGCCTTGGGCGCAAGCCCGGTAATCAGTACATCATATTCTGTCGATGGCGAGACATGGAGCCAGGACAAGACAAGGCCCGCAGGACGCGCTGGGGAGCGCGTTAAGCGTATCTCATGGCTGCAGCAGGGATTCATGAGGCATTGGCGCATACAGCGATTCAAGGGCACTAGCGACGCCCATTTGAGTGTTGCGCGGCTTGAGGTGAGATTGGAGGGGATGAATGTCTAATCCGCCACTCAACACGACGCGCCAGCAACTCGCGCAAATGGCACCGAATCCGAGGTTATTGAAAGCCTTGGAGGATATGCTTGTTCAGGTGAACAATGTAATCCCATCCAGCACTGATACGGTGGCATTTGATGCAAGCCTTGGCGTGTCTCAATCAACGCAAGCATTGTCAGCTATTGAGCGTATTGCATCGGCACTTGAAATGCTGGCTACAGCTCCGCCCATTCGGCACCAACAAATCCCCGATGATTTGGTGCCAATCAAACAAGAGATTCCAGCCCCGCAAGATAATTTATCTCCACCACAACAAGAAAACAGTTCTCCGTCTGTCGATAAAATCGACTTCGCCACACTTGCGCCAAAGCCTGCGTTTGTGCCTGGGCGGCTTTTTTACGACAAGGAAAGTAGGGCACTTGCTTACTACAGCGAGACTCCCGGCGTTACGTTTGACATTTGCAAAGAGTCAATAATTACTGTAATAAATGCTTCTGGCTCTAGCCTAGTTCCTGGGGAGCTTGTTTATATCAATGGGGCATCGGGTGATTGGCCTACTGTTAACCGTGCAAAAGCCGACGCCGAATTAACCTCACAGACCACTATTGGCATGGTTACTTCGCCGATGACTATCGGACAAATTGGCGAGGTTTGCACATCCGGTATTGTTCATGATCTTGATACATCGGCCTATGCGCCGGGAACGACTCTTTATTTATCAGCGACAGTAGCGGGCGGGCTTACATCGGTTGCACCACTCCAGCCTAATTATGTTGTTGAGGTTGCCAATGTTGTTAAGCAGAATGCAACTGTTGGTAATGTGTATGTGCGTGTTGATAAGAAGCCTTGGTTTCCTTCAATTGAGATACGAGATACAGCCGCGTCTGTAGTGCTTCCAACAGCGCCAACAGTCTTCAAACCGCCCACCATCGTTCGGCAAGATGGCTTTATTTATGACTCTGGAACGGGTATATTGACATTCACGCGATCAGCTTCTTATTCTGCTGTTCTGTTATTCAATGCACAGCCAAGCGCAGCAAATAAAAACATTTATTTCTATTCCGAAGAAGACAACGGGGTAGGATTCGTAATCAATAGATATTCGGCAAGAGCTTTAAATCTTCCAAATTCAACAGAGACTCAGGTTATTATCGCCACTGCTAGGTATTTTGCAGTTGGCGATAAGATTAGATTCAATATCTGGGGCGATGCAACAGTGACCCTAAAAACAACTGATCTACCCGGAACAACTCCAGGCACTGTAACGCTTCCCGCCTTCCGTTTTGTTATTGCTGGATAAAGGAATATATGACTATAACTGTTAAAAACATAATCCCGCGTAAACAGGCGGAAAATGTACAAACTACGCAATACACTGCTGTTAATTGCAAGTGCATCATTGACAAATTCACGGCGACGAATACCAGCGCCGCGAATGTCACAATCAGCGTCAATCTCGTGGCAAGTGCTGGGGCTGTTGGTGTTGCAAATCTTGTAACGCAATTGCGATCTATCGTACCGGGCGAGACTTGGACGGCCCCGGAACTTATTGGGCAGGTTCTTGAAAATGGCGGTTTTATCTCAACTCTCGCTAGTGCCGCTACATCACTGACGATTAGTGCAAGTGGCCGTGAAGTGACGTAAAATAATGTCAAATGACACAAATCACAATTACCACGGGAATCACTGACGAGCATTTGCAGCTCGTCTATGCTGATTCCCGCATACAGCGCATCGGGCACGACCACAGGCCCGCAGCGCCCGTAATTCACCCGCTGGCTCAGTATCTATCGGCTTGGGTTGATGGCGCGTTTGTAGGTGCCTTCCTGTCAATCCGTGCGCTATCTACAGAGATAGAAATTCATGCGTTGCTGCTGAGTCAGGCCATCCACGAATCACGCAAGCTTGGGCGGCTGGTGCTGGCCTGGGCATTTGAGCAGCCAGGCATTTTGAGAGTAACGGGGCTGGTCATTGATGGCCTGGATTCGGCGCTGAATTATTGCCGAAAAGTTGGCATGACTTACGAAGGGCGAAAGCGCCATGTTTGCCTGATTAACGGCAAGCCCACCGATATACACATTACGGGGATGACCCTGCAAGATTGGAATAGATCATGAGCTTTGTTGGTGATTTAATTGGAGATGTTGTTGGAGGCATCACTGGTGCAAAACAGGCGGCAAATGCGGCGGAATCTGCATCACAGACGCAAGCGGCATCGGCTCAAGCTGGTATCGACCAGCAGAACAAGCAATTCGAGGCGATGGTTGCACTTATGGCTCCATACGTCACAGCGGGTCAGGGCGCGCTCGGTGGTCAGCAGGCGCTGATTGGTCAGCAGGGCGCAGGCGCACAACAACAAGCAATTGCGGGCCTTGAAAACTCGCCGATGATGCAGGCAATGATGCAACAGGGTGAAAATGCCATGCTGCAAAATGCGTCTGCAACTGGCGGGCTTCGCGGTGGTAATCTGCAAGGTGCGTTAGCGCAATATCGCCCGCAAATGCTAAATCAGATGATTGAACAGCAGTATGGGCGGCTTGGCGGTCTTGCACAGCTCGGGCAGGCGTCTGCTGCTGGTCAGGCATCTGGTGGCATGAACTCGGCATCAAATATTGGCAACCTCCTGGCGCAGCAAGGCGCGGCGACTGCTGGCGGTCAATTGGCTCAGGGGAAGCTTGCCGGGAGTGCATTCGGGACACTTGCAAATCTTGGCGGTATGGCTTACGGTGCGGGCTTGTTTGGTGGTGGCGCTCCAGCATTAGCAGGAGCAGGAGCAGGAGCAGGAGCAGGAGGACTAGGGAGTTTCGCCGGACTTGGCGGCGCTCCATCACTTTCAAGCATGGGCGGAGGTCAAGGCTTCCAGCTCGGTGGCGGCGGAATTTCCGGTTTCAAGTTCTGAGGAATAAAAAATGGTAGCACCTATCGACTACATGAGCATGATGCAACAGCCTGATATTGGGCAAAGCATCATGCAGGGCTTGCAAATCGGCGGCGCTTATCGTCAGCAACAACAGGAGCAGCAGGCGCTGGTACAGGCGAAGGCACTGAAAGAACAATACGCTGCTGATCTGGGCGCGATGTTTAAAAACCCAACAGCACAAGCTGCCGCGCAGATGGTTGCTAAATATCCAGGCCAGCGCGAGGCATTTGCTGAATCTTGGAAAATGCTTTCTGAGGATCAGAAAAATACTGAATTCAGCGCAGGGACTCAGGCATTTAATGCTATCCAATCTGGCAATGTTGACGTTGCCAAAAAGATGATGGATGAACGCATTGCAGCCACGAAAAATTCAGGCCGCGATACATCAAAGCTAACCCAGATGCGTACTGCGCTGGACTCTGATCCAAAAATGGTTCAAGGGCAGCTTGGTCTAATTCTGTCGTCAACTGATCCTGAGCGCTGGGACAAAATGACAAAGACCATGCAAGGAACGCAAAAGGCCGGACAAGAAGCGCAAGCCTTCCCGCTTGAGCAGCAAAAGCGACAGGCCGACATAAGAAATATTGATAGTCAAATCGTTAACCGTGCGGCTGTGCTTGGCCTTGACCAAGATAAACTCGCTTCAGAAATGGGGATTAAACTTTCGGAGTTGAAAGCCAAAGGCGTAGAAATGGGTGAGAGTGGCAGAAAGCTTATGAATGATTCGGTGGCGTCTTCGATTACAGGGGAGGCCAGCGCTAACGCAATGGAAACCTTGGCAACGAAATTCACTCAAGAAGGCGGTGGTTCAGGAACTATGTCCGGGTTTGGTGAGTGGTTTAAAAAATCTACCGGCAACCAAAATGCCATGACTGAACTCAGGAATAATTACGCCAAAATCCGAAACTCGGCCGCCATGAAACTATTGCCCCCTGGGCCAGCGTCAGACAAAGATGTTCAAATGGCTCGGGAAGGTATGCCGCCTGAAACTGCTGACGTTGCTCATATTTCCTCATTCTTGCGTGGGACTGCAAAAATTGAGCGAATGAATGCCCAGCTTGATGATGCAAAATCTCAGTGGGTTGGCTCAGTTGGTTCCTTGGGGCGTCCACGAACCGATATTAATATTGGAGGCGTAACCATCCCGGCTGGTACCACGTTCCCAGAATTCCAGCGCCAATTTGCTGAGTCCCGCGCCAAGGGGTTAGCGATTGGAGCTGCTACAGCGCCAGGCGGTGCGGTGCAGTCTCTGTTCCAGAAATACTCAAAATAAGGCAGCAAATGGCCCGTGAAATCCCGACAAAATACGACGATCCTTTTTGGACTGGACTTGCTGCGAATACTGAGAAAAAGCTAGATTTGCCGTCTGGGCTGCTGGTATCTGTGCTGACCAATGGCGAGAAAACGAACGCTGACCGGGTAAGCCCTGCTGGAGCCAAAACGCCATTCCAAATCATCCCGCAGACGCGCTCGGGGGCAATGAAGAATTACGGAATTGACCCGTATCTAAGCCCAGAGAATGCGGCTGAAGTTGCCGGGTTGTTGCTTAAGGATTCGCTAAAGCGCAACCGGGGCGATGTGGAGCAGGCTGTGGGCGAGTATCACGGCGGCTTAGATCGCAAGGCATGGGGGCCGGTGAATGAGGCTTACCGCAAACGAGTAATGGGCGGAATGGGCGCAGAGCCTACAGGCCAGCCACAAAGCACTTACGAGCGCCTCAAACAAGCCAATGAAGCCAGGACTTCGGGCGGCTCTGTATCGTCTGTCTATTCAGCTTATACATCCGGGAAAATGACGCCGGAGGATTCCGCGACTTTCGAGGATGCCGTTAAAAATGGACAGATCATGCTGCCACGCGGATCTGCACTCAAGTCAGCACCGGCACCCAAACAGGGTGGGAATATGGCCCCGCAGTCTGTGGCTGACGCATACGCAAGCGGCACGATGGAGCCGCAAGACAGGGCGCAGCTTGAGGGCTGGATCAAAGATGGCACAGTGACATTGCCGCCATCGAGCGTAAGCAAGATACCCACAGAACCGGGCGCAAATCTCGTACCAACCGGGCCAGGGCCAGAGCCGACATTGGGAGAAAGAGCAATCGGCACGGGTGAGGCCGCACTGTCAGCAATTACCGGCATGACTGGCGGCGCTTTGGGCATGGCTGGCGGGTTGCCTGTTGGTCTTATAAAGGCTGCTGCAAAAGGCCAGCTAGGCACCCCGGAAGGCGCTAATCTTGTCGAACAAACAATGGCAGAGGGCGCTGGAGCTTTGACTTATCAGCCCCGAACCCCGCAAGGCCAACAGCAGGTGCAGGCCGTAGGCAACGCATTGGCGCAAGCTCTGCCCGTTATGCCGCTTACCGGAGAATTGCAGCTCCTAGGCCGTGCTGGGGCTACCGCTGGGCCATCCATCGGCGCGGCGCGTCAAATCGGCACACAAGCTGCGAAGGCGGGCGGGCAAGCTGTGGCGGCTGGTGCAAAGCAGGCAGGGCAGGCAATCGCGGCATTGCCTGGGCGCGCTGCCGAAGCTGTGGGCCTGCGTGAGCCTGCCGCAGCACCACGGCAGGCCGGTGGTAGTGGTGGCGCTGCTGGTGCAAGCCTGGAGACTGTGCGCGATTTGCAGGCGGCGGGGTTGCCTGTTCCTGTAGAGCTTACGCGTGGTGCGGCGCGGCGTGACGCAGGGCAGTTGGCTTTTGAAAAAGAGCAAATGAAGTCTGCTGAATTCGGCGAGCCACTACGCGCAAGAGCCGAAGCGAATAGCGACCAGATCATGAGCAATTTTGATGCATTTGTCGATGAAGTCGGCCCAACGGCATTTGAACCGTCTGATGTTGGCCGATCTGTCACGAATGCGCTTGCCGCGAATGCAGCAAAAGACAAGGCAGCAATTCGCGTTGCGTTCAAAAATGCCGACAAAGCAGGCGAAACGGCGGCACCAGTCAATCTCGATACGCTGGTGGCACATCTTGAGCAGTCAGCCCCGGAAGCTGCAACGGCACCACTGTTGACGACTGCAATAGCACTCGCTAAAAAGCTGAAAATAGCGGAAGAAGTGAATGGGCAACTTGTCCCGCTGCCGAACGTCCCCATTAAAACTGCCGAACTATTCCGGCAAGCGATTAACCGGAACACGGGATTTGAGCCGACGAATATTCGTCAATCGTCCATCATCAAACAACTTATTGACGAATCGACGGCAGGCCAGGGTGGGGATATTTATCGAGGCGCTCGGCGTCTGCGTGAAAATTTCGCAAAGCGTTATGAGAATCGGGCCATCATTGCAGACCTGATTAACAACCGAAAAGGCATGAGTGATCCACGCGTGGCAATCGACAAGGTGTTCAATCGAACTGTGCTGAACGGTTCGCCGGAAGAATTGCTATTTCTTCGCAGGTCTTTGAAATCTAGCGGCCCCGATGGAGTGCAGGCGTGGAAAGATTTGCAAGGTGCCGCCATCAAGCACATCAAAGAATCATCTACAGCACTCTCCAAGGATAGTCTTGGCCGTGACATGGTTTCTGTTGCGAAGCTCAATCAGGCGGTAACGGCGTTAGAAAAAAATGGCAGGCTTGAAATCCTGTTTGGCAAAAAAGGCGCTGAACTCATGCGTACACTGAACGAGGTGGCAGGCTACGTGAACACTGTACCGCCTGGGACGCTTATCAACACAAGCGGTACGGCTGCAACCCTGATGGCTGCAATTGCGGAGGCTGGTCTTACTGGTGCGACAACAGGCATTCCATTGCCTATAATCAGTGGACTTCGCCAAATATCGGCAAGCATCAAAAATGTCAAGTTGAGAAGGCGCATTCAGGATACGCTAAAAGCTCCAGAAAACCTACAAGGAAATCCGTAATCATGACTGCAACTTTTGTACCTATCCCTTTTCCTGTATTCTCCGATGCGGCCGGAAGGCCGTTAGAGTCAGGGAATATCTACATTGGCAAGCCGAACCTTGATCCTCAAACATTCCCGATGCAAATCTACTGGGATGAGGCGCTCACAATCCCAGCGGCTCAGCCAGTTCGGACTATTGGGGGTTATTCGGTCAGGAATGGCTCTCCCGCCAAGATTTTTGTCAATGGCGATTACAGTATTCGCGTAACTGACAAAAATGGGGTGTCAATTTACCTTGCGCCAATCACGGCTAGTCAACTTGGCAGTAATCAGATTACATTTACTCCATCCGGTACGGGTTCCGTTTCAACGACTACACAAAGCAAGCTCCAAGAATCGGTAAGCGTTAAAGACTTTGGCGCAGTTGGTGATGCCGTTACGAGCGATCAAGCCGCCATTACGGCCGCTGTCAATTCCGCATACACTCGCGGCGCTGAGCTTTTTTGGCCTATCGGGAATTATCTGACCACTGCAAGTTTCAGCAATTTCCATTCAATCCGGCATTCCGGCCCAGGCGTGGTAATTCGTGGATCAGGTACTTTTTACGCATCCCCGCGTGAGGCGCAGGAGAACATTATTTATGCGGCATCGACTGGAGTGCTTGGCAATGACGGGCTTTCCTCGTCAACTCCGACTACGCTTCAAGGTGCATTTAACATCCTGATGACTCATGATTACCTAGAAGGTAATTGGCGCATTAAATTAGCTGCCGGTAATTACACTGGCGGCGCAAGGATTGGCCGAGCAAATGAGTCGGAGGTCAACCCCAACTCCGATTCGTACAAAAATAATAATATTGAATCAAAAAATTTCATTATTATCGAAGGGCCGGATGTTGGTTATATCCCGTCTTCAAATCCGTTTCCTACGCCAACCGCCTTGTTTGATGGGGTATCTGCTGCAGCAATTGGCATTGAGGCATACAACGTAAAATTGCTAATCAAGAACCTGAAATTCTCAAACTACAACGGCTCGACAAGCTCCGGCGGCGTTATTGGCGATGGTTGTGAAATTAGAACCGAGAATGTGCATACCAGTGGATGCTATTATGGGTTGTCAAATTTCCGAGGACTGCTGGAGATTCGTGGTGGCTGGCTGTATGGAAGCGCAACAAAGCAATACACCGGCATCCGATCAATGTTTTTGAATAAACATGAAGTCGGATCACAGATTGCTGGAGGTATCGGACAGGGGCCGAAAATTACTTTCTGTAATTTTGGATTGTTTGTGCAAGAGGGCGGAACAGGTCACTCTGATTATGTCCAGTACGAAGATTGTGGCGATGCAATCCGAGTAACTGTGAATTCTCGCGTAAACTATAGTGGAAGCGATTTTAAACGCTGCGAACGTGCTGTTCGGGTTGATTTTAATTCGGTTATTTACGAATCTGGAGCCAATTACAACCTTGGAACTGCTGACGCATGTCTTGAGCTGGTGGCAATTCAAAACGGTGGCGTTGACGAAACGCGTGACAGCTACGCCAACACCGCCGTTTCTACCGACTATTTGAACACCTCAACAACGATAACCGGCACGCTTGTATCGACGCCAATCCTGGTCAAAACTTTAGCGCGCGGGCGGTTTGCGCCAAGCCTGCAAAGCATCCGAAAGCCGCAAGGGATTCGCATTTCTGGGTTTGGCTCACTTACCGGAACCGCTGGGGCCAAGCAAATAAAAATTCGGCTTGGAGGTGTGCTGGCTGGCTCTGTCAGCGTCACCGCTGCGACAGTCGGCAGTTTTCGGTTTGATTCTGATGTTCTGTTTTTTGCTCCAGCAGTTCAGCGCGGTGGGATTACCGTGTCGCCACACCAATCGGTCATCTATTCGAATTATGTAGCAACAACAGTTGATATGATGGCTGCAGATCAAGCCATCCAGTTTGAAGTTCAATTGGTAAATGCTGCCGACTCGATCACTATTGATAGTTGTGTTTTTGAAATTATTGGATAAATAAATGGCTGAACCCACGTCAACCACCATCGCGGCAGCAACAATCGCCGCTGCTGCAACCACCATCCCCGTACTGACGATTCTCGGCGTCCCGCTTGGCGTCCCGCCCGAAACCCTTATTGCTGGATTTTTTGGCGGCCTTGTAGGCGTTATTCTCCTTAACACCGTGCCATCATCTGATGTGGGTATGTGGCCCGCACTCTGGACGACGGCGCGGCGCATGGCGGTAACATTCGCCAGCAGCCTGACCGCCGGGTATGTTGCGCCGATGTTCTCCGGCATCATCGCTGCAGTCCCTGGCGTGACGCCCTACGGCGCGCTGCTGGGGTCTGCGTTCCTTGTTGGAGCCGGGGCGCAGCGCATCATGGCCAAGGCCGTCCAAAAATTAGCACCACCGGCAGACGCCCCAGAGATAAAGGCTTCATGCAATGACTGATATGACCCCCCTCCTTCATGCCACTTCTGGGCTGATTGTGCTTGCTGAGGCGCATCGCCGGTTTGACGCGGCCCGGCTGACCTGCGCCAGCCTGTCACGCCGCCAGCGGGCATTGCAGGCGCTACACGTCGTAGCCTGGCTGCTGCTGGCCTTCCCTGCCGTGGTTGCGGTCTTTGCGCCACTTATTTCTGTTGCTGGCCCGCCGATTTGCTGGCGCGGCCTGTCAATCGACATGGTGACGCCACCCAGCACTGTTGATGTGCTTGTGCTGGGTGGATTTGCCGTCATGGTCGTGCGCGACTGGCTGGATTCGCCATGTACCCGATAGCCTGGGCGCTCTGGTGGGCGTGGCTGCGCGGCAAGCTTCCTCCGCTCTGATGCCGTGAAACGCAAAAAAGCCCGCCACCTTTCGGCGCGGGCTTTGGTTGAAGCTCGGTTGCTACTTTTGCGCCAACTTGGCAATTTCCGCATCAATCGCCGCATCCAGTGACTCATAGCTTTTCAGCATCCGCCCGCCGAAGCCATCCTTTTCTGTAATGGTGGAACTTCCGCTGTAAATTTCACGCAGCCACACATAACGCGCTGCGTTCTTTGCCATGGCGTCGCGCTCTGCGGTCATTACAGCCAGTTCGGCGCGCAGCTTGTCGCTTTGAGTCTCCTGCGCTGCAATGATGCCGTCCTTGCGGCGCATGGTGTTCACCTGCCATGCACTTTCCAGTCGTGCGATTTCCGCATCCTTCGCGGCCAGAGCGGCCAGAGCGTCGGACTGACGGACAACGGCAAAGCCCCTGCCTTCAGCGCAGGTTTCCCAACCTTTGCGATCCGGCAAGGTTGCTCCGGCCTGAATCCATGCTGCCACCGGCATGGCCGCGTCCCCGACTGGCGCGGGCGGCACCACTTCAATCGGCGGCGCTTTCATGCCAGTGAGCGTGGCAATGAAGTCAATCGACGCCTGGAGTACAGCGTCTTTTTGCTGCGCGGCAAGGGTTTTATTTTGGTTCATGGTTTTCTTTCTGCCCGCGCGCGGCGGGCGTGGTTTAAATCAGGTGTTACAGGCCGGGCACGGGATGCCGCGCTTTGCCTCGGTGACGGTGCTGAAATTGATCCAGCCGGTTTCGGCCCCGCATTTGATGCAAGTCATTCGGCACTGGTTGTCATCTGGCGGGCCGCTGCCGCGTGCGTCGCTGACGTGCATCAGCACCCGGTGCAGCGCCCTTTTCTTTGTCTCTGGGAAAAGGTCGGGGGTTTTCATGCCGCCCTGCGACTTGTGCATTTCAACCATTTACCAAATCCGCCGCTCACATCCGAGTTCAGGTAGTCCCGGTAGCGTTGCTGGCCGCGTGTCAGCTTGGGGCGCTTCGGGCTGTGCTGTTCAATGTGGGCAATACCCTGCGGTGTGACGTGGAAAATGTCGTCGCCACCGGAAATTGCAGAGCCAGCGCGGCGCGTCATCAGACCATCCTTGACCAGCGCCATGCAGTTGTCGTAGTCGTTTGAGCCGGGGCCTGTGCAGAAGTGATTCCGTTGTCGGCTCCCTTCTCCGTATTGATTTGCTCCGATTGAGTGCTGGAGGATTTGGAGTTTGCTGTCCATGATTTTTCCTTGAGTGCCCGCGCGCGGCGGGCGGTTGGTTATGCGGATTTCTTGCCAAGTTCGGCGGCCATGCGGCGACCAATCCAGGCGGCGCAAGGCACAGCCCAGGAGTTGCCCAGCATCTTGTAGCGCGGTCCATCGGCAATCGCCGTCTGGCACTGCTCAAGCGACATCACGCCGCCCCGCGCCAGATACTTGATGTAGTCGTGGTCCAGCTTTTCCGGGTTGATCTTCTTGCGCCTGCCGGGGATCAGCGAGTAGTCATCGGGAAATCCCTGTAGGCGCTCACACTCGCGCGGGGTAAGTCGGCGGATGCTCATGGCTGTCAGCAGCGCCGGGGGTGGACTATTCGCGTCCAGGCAGGCCGTGCGCTCGTAGAAAATCTTGCCCGCGTTATTGCTGGTGGTGTTGTGCAGCTTGCTGGCACAAAAGGCGTAGGGTGCCTCATGGTTGCAGTTGAGCGTCGGAGCGATTTCGGCACCGATTTCGGCACCGCCTTGACCCGTGGCGACGCATAAAGTTCGCACCGCGACTACCGGGTCTTGACCTCTGGTGTCTCCTGCGCGCTCGACTCCCCTGCCACTTGCAGTAAGGCTTGGAGCAAGGTCGTGGGCAGTGCCTTTCCCCACTTCTCTGCGCGGCGCAGAATCCCGGCGCAGGCCGTCGAACTCAAAAAGTACCGCTGCGGGATCGAAGCCGTTTCGAGCACTTCCGACAACAAACACACGGCGGCGTCGTTGGGCCAGTCCGAAATATTGGGCATCCAGGATGCGCCACGCTGCTGTTCGGCTGGGGCCAGAAACACAACCCGCATCCGGCCAGCCGTCGGGCGCATTAAGTGGCTCATCACCCCCACATAATTGTGCGAGGAAGCAGCCGAAGGCGTTATCTCGGACGCTGAGGAGTCCGGGGACGTTTTCATATAGACACACGACAGCAGGTCGTCCGTGGGAAATGCGAATTCTGTCTGCATGGTCGATAAGTTCCGTGTAAATAAGGGTGAGGTTGCCCCGGTCATCATCCAGACTGGCGCGAGTTCCGGCAACAGAAAACGCCTGGCATGGCGGGCCGCCGACAATCGCGTCTGCGTCGATGAATATCTGTTCCGGCCAGTTTTTATACTGGGTCATATCGCCCAGATTTGGGACGCTGGGGTAATGGTGTGCGAGAACGGAAGATGGGGTGGCATCTATCTCGCTAAATGCAATCGCCTCCCATCCGAGGGGATTGAATGCGACGGACGCCGCATCAATCCCGGAGCACAGTGAAATGAATTTCATACAATCCTTGGAAACAAAAAAGCCGCTGTGATGCGGCTGTGAATTGGTTCGGCGCGGGCCGAGTGCGTCAGGCTTGCGGCAGCGCTCCCTCAAGGATTTCGTGCTGCTCGCCTTCTGCAACCGTGACCGGGGCCAGCACCAGGCGGCCGGACAGCAAGGCCTCCTTGACGGCGTTGAACTCCCAGGCGTAGCACTGGCTTTCCACGTAAACGCGCATGCCGTCGCGGTAGTCGTGCTTTTTGCGCTTGATGAAGGCTTCGGCCGCGTCATTTGTGAAGTGCGAATTGACGTACTCCCATTCCTCTTTCCAGCCGGTGACAGTGTGGCCGGGTAGTTCGGCCAGCACGCCCAACTGTTCAGAGATGTCCAGACTCAGAAAATCCAGATCGTGGGCGGCCTGTGCCAGCGCGTTGATGTCTTCCTGCGAACTCTCATCGCAGGCGTCCCAGTATTCTTTCGGGCTGTACCAGATTGAGTCATCGCAATGGACCAGCGTGGAGTCGCTGTCGCAGTAATCGAGGTCAATGCCCGAAATGATCCGCCTGGCTTGCACGATAAACAGGGCGTCGGCCGTGCCATGCTCGCCTACGCCCTCGCCCACGCAGTCATGGCGCAGGCGGGTGATGAAGTCGGCAAAGGTTTCGGCGTCCAGCGGCGCGCCGGTTGCGAGTGATTTTTTGATCATGATTTTCCCTTGGAAATAAAAAGCCGTTTGTCAGGCGGCTGTAAAAAGTGATCGGCGCGGCAGGGACGCCAGCGCGATTAGGATTCTCATGCCATCACCGTCACCTTCTTGAATTCGATAACCCAGACCCAGGGGTTTTTCTCCCATGAGCCGGAACCGTTGATTGACTCCCAAACCTGGGCGTAATGGTATGAATGTTTTCCAGCCAAGTAAGCGCGAAGACTTCCAATTGGGCAATTCCCATCACACCCTTCTGCCCGCGCATCCGCCTCGCTGATGTCCTGCAGGCGCTCCACGCGAATGCTGACGATCTCCAGCGTGGTGCGGCTGAAAGCGCGTGGCATGTGGATGCTGGGACGCTTCCTTCCCGTGATCTTGTCGCCATCGGCCCAGTAATGGATCGAGCGAAGTTCCTTCAGGCTTGATGGCGATTCGCTGTCGAAACAGGCGTGGGTTGACCATGACTCGCGCACCCAGAGCCGGTCACCTGGCTGGCCGTAGGGGCAGTTCGCGTATTTGCCTGCATTTACCTCGCCAGCCAATTCGTTGGTGGATAGTTCGCACCCGATATTGCGATCTTTTCCGGGCTTCACGATGTGCCGCGTCTGGGTCTTGCTGCCGTCGCGCAGCGCCCGGACCATCGGCGCACTGAAAATCATCGGGCGTTCTTTTTTCGTGTTTATGATGTTGCTTCCGTTTTGAGATCAAGCCGATACAGGGCGGGCGCGCTGCTTGCGCGGCACGGCAACCAGGCCAGCCGGTTTTTTCTTTTTCATCGAGTACCGGGCGGCCGCAATGCCTGCTGCGACACCCGGCAGGCCACCCAACAGGAAGGCACCGACCTCCCACAAGTTCGACTGGGCAAAGAACTGGTGCGCCAGGGCGTTGACCCCGGCCAAAATTACCACGCAGAAAATTGCGTGGACGACGCTCTGGCGGCAGGCCGCGAAGCCGAGCAGCGCCAGGGGGGTGAATCCGGCGCCGAGCGCCACGAGAAGGTGAAGGGGGTCAATCATGTTGTTGCTTCCGGTTTGACGTTAAAAAAGCGCCGGGTGGCGCTGCTGGTGTGCGCCCATGATGGGCGCGGGTTTGTTTACGCGACCAGGCGCTGCCGTGCCATGACTTTTTCGATGTGCGCCACCAGTGCTGCGCCGACGAGCTGAAAGTCGTGCTCGTGGTACAGCACGGCAGCGCGCTCCTTTGCTGCGGGCTCAAAGCCAAGTTGGCGCAGAAAGTCGGCAGTCACCGCGAAACCCAGGCGCTCCGAGATGGCGCCCAGGCGCAGGGCAGGGGTGTAGTGAGGTGTTGGCTTGAAGGCGTCAACCAGGCGCGACGCAGGCAGCGGGACCAACTGGACCGGCTGAATCTGAATGATGGGAGACAGAACAATTTCCGGTTCAGCCGGGGCCGCCAGCAGCGCGTCATCGGCAACCCGCTGGCGCTTGGCCTTTTCCTCGTCCGCCAGCCTTTCACGCTCAAGCCGGGCAACTTCTTCTTTGCGGATGCGCTCGCGGTCGGCCTCGATACGCACTTCTTCGGCACGCTGGTGCTCAGAAATTCGACTCTTGACCAGCGCCCGCAGGTCGTCCGGCTCCTTGAGCACGATCTGGGCAGCATCTGCAAACAAGAAAGCGTGCGCGCTGGCCAGTTCGCGCAGTGTGGTCAGGTTCGCATGGATGCGGTCAGCCGTGGCGCTGGCGCCGATCTTGGAGCTTGCCAGCAGGGTATCGACGGCATCGTTCAGGCTGGCCAGCGTGCGCTTGCCCTTGACCGCGCCCGCGAAGTCGGCATTGACGACTGGCATGTAGGCCTTACCCAGACGGGCGTTCAGCGAATCAACGTGCGCAGCCAGCGCGGCGCGGCCCCGGCTCACAATGTCAAGCCGGATGGCGTCTTTTTGAGCCGCCACCAGCTTTTCACTTGCCAGCCGCGTGGTGCGCGCCAGGGTTCGCAGATCAGCAACCATGCGGCGCATTTCCTCGACGCTGCAGAGCTGGGCGAGTGAGCTGGTTTCCGCCGCCTCAAGCGCGTCCTCTGCCTTTTTCAGCGCCTTGCACGCGCTTTCGGTGTCTGCGAACTCCTGATCCGTCGCAGGCTTTACAGGCATGCGCTTGATGAAGGCGCGCAGCAGGGCGCCGAACTCGGTCAGGTTTGACGCAACCACCAGCTCGCCCTGGACCTGCACCACAACAGCAGGCAGGGACTCGACAGCCGCAGCGACTGCCGCCGCAACTGGCGCCACCGGCACATAGGCGGCCAGGTCTTCGGAGAACTGCGTCCAGCCTGCAATGATGCTGGCGCGCAGCTTGGCGTCCGATGCATACCAGCAATGGCGCCTTTCAATCAGCTCGTCGCCTTCCCACTTGGATGCCATAAACAGCACGCGCCCGGCGCCCGACACCATCAGCTGCTGCTCCATTTGCACTTGATACTGCAGGGGGAGGCCGTAGCCGTTCCCCTCATCCTTCATGCAAGCGCGAAGCTCGTCGTTCAGGGTCTTGTGCTCGAAGGCGGTATCTTCGAGCATTGTCAGGCCGTCAAAGCTAGCGGAAAACTTGCCCAGCGACCCGACCACGGGGTAAAGCTCGTCGCCGATGATGGCCTCGGCCAGGGGGCGGGCCAGCGCCTCGAAGCGGTGACCATCATCAAAGCGGCGCTGGGTGCCAGCATTGACTTCTGGCGCCAGCCCGGTGTGCAGCTCGTGCAGCAGTTGGGTGCGGGTCTTGTACTGGCTGCAACCCATCATTGCAGGCGCATCGCTGGCATTGAAGTGTTGGGCGCGATAGGCCAGCCACTCGGGCGAGCCTTGAACGAGGTTGTGAGTTTTCATGCTGCGACTTCCATTTCGATGACGTTGCTAACGGTGGCGCGAAGCGTGGCGATCTGCTTATCGCTCAGACTGGCTTTTGTGGAGACGGTGGCAATGATCTGGTCTGCCGTTTTCTTTCCAGACTCAATCAGGCCGCGCCAGGCTTGCAGATTCCTGGAAAATGCCTCATCCGAATAAGCGGGCAGGGATGTCGTGGCTGGCTTGATCTCGCCGGTTGCCGGGTCGATGATTTTGGCGGGCTGAATGCTCTCAACGATGCGCTCGGCCTCGTCGCTGTCGTAAATGCCGCCGAAGCCGAAGGCAATGCGGGCGCATTGGATCATTGCCTTGTGGCGCAGCATCCGGTAGGGGTGAGACTTCCAAGGGCCAGTGCTTTTATCGCATTCAACCATCCACTCTGTAATCTTGATTGGGTGGCCCCGGTCCTTGCGGTGAATTACGCAAGTGCAAGAGTCGGCATCCTGCACAAAGTCCATGCCGTCAAACTGCTGATTGCTGTTTATGATGCGGGCCCAGCCATCAACACCGACAACCGGAACAATCCCGCCTTTAGCATCCGGGAATGCGTGAATTTCTTTCGTCCAGGGGTTCAGGCCGTACTGGTTTGCCACAATCAGCAGCGCGCTCAGTTGAGCGTCGGAAACTTCACCCTTGAAGGCGGTGGCCTTGAGGACGCTGTAAAGTTCCTCGCTTTGCGGCAGGTTAAAACGAACTGCAAGTTCGTTTATCTGGGTGGTAATCATGTTGCTCACTTCATTCTCCTTCGTGGTTGTCGTCAAAAAATCAAATCAACCGGCGCTTGTCGGCTGATTTGATGTCTCGGGGCGCAAAAAAGCCGCATCGAGTGCGGCTGGCGGGGCGGGCGGGCGTCATGATTTGCGCCCCAGCGTGCCGCAGGTGAGCTGGCCGTCAGCGGTCCACAGTGCGACGGCCAGCGGGCCAGCGGTCAACATGCAAAGCTGCTGCCCGGCGCGCTTCTGAGCTTCACTGCCCGGCGCGGCGGTTTGCACCGCCTGCCTCAGCGCCGCTTCTTTGTCGTTGGCGGCTTGCGCGGCGGGCAGCAGGGCCAGCGCCAGGAGCAGGGCGCTGGCGAGTTTCACTTCGCACCCTTTTCGACGGCTTCACGCTGCAAAACGGCGCTGCCAACATCGTCACAGTCTTTGATGCACTGCTTGATCTGCTGACGCATACCTTCCCCCATCTCATCACCGAAGTGGCAGTTCAGTTTTTTAAGCAAAAAACCTGCTCCGATGCAAATTCCCTCAAGTCGCTCAAGGCGCTTGGCCGATGATTTGTTTTTACTCACGTCTGCAACTCCTTCAGCGCATCCTCTTCGATCAGCGCAACGAGCCCGGGGCTCAGCAGCGCATCCAGCACATCCGCACCATTCAGGTACGCGGCGCGCAGCTCAGCCTTGGCTGGCCAGGCCGGGCAGGATTTGGTTTCCGCTTCGCCCAGGTCGATGTCCAGGTGGCACACCAGCTTCACGCCCGGCCCGGCTCCGTACCAGTGTTCGGTTTGGCCTTGTGGGCAGCGCGGCGCGGCGAACTCAGCCGGGACATGGCCCCGGCAGTCGGCATGGCTCTTTTCAAAGACCTTGCCGCACTGGTTGCAAAACTTCACGACGGGGTGAAGGGTTATGACGGCGGCAATTGCCGGGTGCGCCACGCGGGCGGCAGGTTTGATACTCGTGTTCATGGTGTTCTCCAGTCGTTCAGAAAAATTTACCGATGGCGATGGCCGAAGCCAGCACCGTGAAGGCGAGAAGGCCAGCTTGGATAAGGCTGGCGATGTAGCCAGTTCGGTCGGGGGCGGAATCCATGCCGTGTGTTCGATTGGCGCAGCAGGTGCAGTTCCTGCCCTGGTTGCAGTCGTGTGTGCAGTTATTCATTGGTTGCTTTCAACTCTCGACCTTCGGAAGACTCCACTTTCCCGCCGAACTCACAGCCCCGATTCGCTTTAGGACCGAGCTGATCGCCGATGATGCCGGGACAGCCCAGGCCGTGCCGTACTCGGACATGCACCATTGCTTGTTGATTTTCCGAGCAATATCAGTCGGGCCAATTGGCTTTTTTACTCTTTTGAGAACAGCCAAGACGGCAGCGTCTCGCTGTTCTTTTGTCGTTTCAGATTTCATATTTTTCCTTCTGGTTAAAAAACCGCATCACCCTGCTGCAGGGTGATCTGGTTTACCCTCGTTGCGGAGGGCGGCGCCGGTCTTTCCCGGCTGTCATACCCTAGCGGCACTTCGGCGGCCTCAGGACCATGCGATCTGCACGGCGGCACCCAGCGCATTACGCATCGGCCAATTTCTTCTATATGAGCCGAGAGTGATGACAGGGGCGGGCTGGAGCTGATCCCAGCTTGCCGACAACTTCGTACTCACATCAGGCTCCGGTCGGCGATTGCTCGCACGTGGGGCAGGCTGGGGTCGGCGGTAGATAACCTTGCACATCAGCACTGTGCGTTCCGCCTTTGTCATCACTCTCGGATTTTTAAGGGACCGTGCCAGAAGCTGGCGGTCGGGCTGAGATCAGACCTTGCCGCTTGCGTTTGCTTGCGGCATGACTGAATTATGCAAGAAAGTTTGCATGAAAACAATGGGCAATGCAAAAAAGTTTGCATATTTTTTGTAAAGCTGAAACTTTAGGGTTCTTGTGATGCCCGGCTTGCATGCGTGCCAAGTTGCCCATACAATGCAAACAACTTTGCACCAGGAGGCAGCATGAAAGAAAAGACGGGCATCGAGAAAGCACTCGACAGATTCAATGGAAGCGCCGTCAAGCTGGCGAAGGCCGTTGACGGCTTTGCCACTCGACAGAACATCGAGTGCTGGAGCGCAACAGGGACAGTCCCGCCGGAAAAGTGCGTTGCAATCCACCGCGCAACAGGCGTCAGCTTGGGCGAGTTGAACACGCGCATGGACTGGAATGCCATTTACCGGGCACTGAGATCGGAGCGATACGCCAAGAGCAGAGCGCCGAAAACGATTCCTCGACAGGTGCCAGCATGAGCCGCGCCGCGTGCCCGGCCTGCGGCCACTGCGCCGCCAGCCCTGCGACGGGGCAGGGGGTTGCCATCGGCGACTACGTTGACATGACTCCGCGCACCACAGAGCCCACAGGCGCGACTCCAGCGCCCGCGAGCGATTACCCCCTGCGCTTGGGTTTGTTCGGCATCCTGGACCGCGCTGGTGCGGCCGTCGTTCGATTTGTGGGGCAGCCATGACCGTCATCACCGGATGGCGCAACCGCAAGCCAGCACCCAGCAAAGCATTCTCCGCTGACCCGGCGTTCAGCGGCACAAACCTCAAAAACGCACAGCGCTCGACCGAAGCGAATGACCGCAAGGGGATTCTGAGCAGCGACTCGATCAGCACCGAGACGATCAGCCCGACTGACAAGCGCGCCCGCTTGTCCAAGGCCAGTATTTAAAGCAAAGCGGCCATGCCTTTTCGGCCGCACAAAAAGAAAAGGCCACCGGGAAGGGTGGCCAATTCAATTTTCAAACACGGAGACAACGAGCGAATTATGCACCACAAATCTGAAACCTTCATCCGCAAGTTGGTCAGCGCATCGCCTGAGCTGATTTGCGCCCTGGCGGTTGACGCCGCAGAGCGCGGCGAGTCCCACGCCCAGGCGAACTTCTACCCTGAAGGCGAATTCGAGTACCTGTTTTTTCAGGTGTCCTACCTTGACCGCATCGATGAGCTCAAGGCCGAGGCCCAGGCCGCATACGTGATCGAGCGCGCCAAGGGTGGCGGGGTGGCGAAGTGATCTACCAGATCCACCGCCGCGCGCGCTGGTGCCGGCCGCGCGCGCTGGTGCCGGCCGCGCGCGCTGGTGCCGGCCGCGCGCGCTGGTGCCGGCCGCGCGCGCTGGTGCCGGCCGCGCGCGCTGGTGCCGGCCGCGCGCGCTG